CTAGTAAAGATTTACACGCACAGGACAAAAGATGTTTCCGATTACGATTTCATGGTAGCCATGCAGATGGACATGATAGCCAAAATGAAACATGGAGCGATCAATCCTGAATACGGTTTAGATGCATTAGTAGATGAAGGCACTAGATGTTGGAAGGGATACACAAAGAAGGGGATGAAGACCATGTTCGGTAAAAGAGTACCAAACTGTGTCAAGAGAGAATCATTAGACATATGTGTTAACTGTGGTGAATTGGTGTTTGAAGAAACACTCAACGAGGATCTCAAAAAATGGTTCAAAGACAAATGGGTAAGAGTTGGACCAAAAGGAAAAATTAGAGGTGCCTGCGGTGGCAAGGGCAAGGGCGAAGGAAAACCTAAATGCTTACCAGCCAAGAAGGCCTACGCCTTAGGCAAAAAAGGCCGGGCAAGTGCGGCCAAAAGGAAAAGAAGAAAAGATCCAAATCCCAATAGACGTGGTAAAGCCATCAACGTCAACACCAAGAAGAAAAAAAAATAACTTTCAATAGTCGCATATATATCTATATAAAATAGCGAAATGATTTTTAGATTCCACATCAGTCACACATCAGCATTATTGCGGGCACCAATGATTGAATCAATCCACGAAAAATATCCAGTAGACATATTCCATGTGGACTTTTCATCATGCCATAAAATCGTAGACAATGTGCAAAGAAAACATAATTTAATATTTTATGAAGATGTAATTTGTTATGATCATACCATTAATGAGCTCGTAGGAATTATGGAAAGTCATCCAGATAAGAAATTTTATTTTTTTACAGACCACCATGGGTTAGACAAGTTGACTGCATGGCCAAACAATGCCTATTTTGTACCATACACTATAATTGCCCCAATGGAAGTTAAAAATTATAGGCAACACGAACCGCTTATGGAGAAAAATTTCAATAGTGTGAAAATTGGCATAACATTAAACAGGCTTCCGCGGCCACATAGATTGTGCTGGATAAGTTATTTGCTAGGTAAGAATTTTGACAAACATTGTGTAATTTCTGCGCCTTTGTTGAGATGGCATATAGAACAGAATGGAAACAATATAAAAGATGTCCTGAGTTGGAAAGGTATTGATATTAGCAATGATTTTGGTACCACTGTCTTACAAGGTTGGAAAAGGGCTCAAAAACAAGACGGACTGCACATAGACACTGACGCTTATCCCCCCTATGACCAACTAGAGCCAATAGCCAAAGAATTTCTTAATTTTGAGAACTATTCAACAAATTTAGTACCATTGTATAAAAACAGTTTCGTAGAGTATATATCCCATACACAATACGAAACTAATTTGCAACGTGTTGATGAAAAATACCTTAACAGTCAGTTGGGTGCAAACTTTCCGATATGTCTCGGTCCTGCAGGCCTAGTGCATTTTCTCAGAGATCGAGGATTTGACATGTTTGACGATGTAGTGAACAATGACCATGATAGTGAGTCTGACCCAAGATTAAGATTGGAATCCGCCTTTGTTAATAATCGACATCTGATTGAGGATGTTGAAAATACCAAAAAATTATGGAAAGAAAATGCAAATAGATTTCAGCACAATGTCGATTTGTTTTTTAATTTATGTGAAGCCGGCCAAGCCAACGCAGAAGATCAATGCAGAAAAATATTTGCCCATGATTAATAAACATCATATACCAAATCCCAACAGGCGTGGTAAAGCCAAGAACGTTGCTACCAAGAAAAAATAATTTGCATTCATAGTAAATCTGTTATATACTTGTTGGATAACAACAGGAGAAACAAATGGCAGTAAGAAACTTCAACGACGCAGAAAAGCAGAAACTAATACAGATCATATCACAGGGCTCACAGGTACTAGGTGAGGTGGATGATTTAAAGGGTGGACTGAGAGACACAGTGAAAGCGATCTCAGAGGAACTAGAATTGAAACCAGCACTTATCAACAAAGCGATATCTGTTGCACACAAAGGCAACTACCAGAACATCGCCGACGAGATGGACACCCTGGAGAGCATACTAAACACAGCCGGCAAACTTTAGTGATAAAATTACTCAAAGAATTTTGGGTAAACAGTTATAACACAGATTCAACAGCATTCTACCTAGAACTGTTTTCTGTGGTAGTAACCGTTTGCGGATCAGCGGTGTTGACATTTACATCACCACACCCTATAATGAGTGTAGTATTTCCTTTGTACTGGCTAGGGTCTAGCACCATGTGTTGGGCAGGAATCAGACGTAGATTAATCTGGATTGCTTGTCTTACAGGCTGGTTCACAATAATGAACACAATAGGATTATACAAAGTTTTCATACAATGAGTCATAAAGTTTTTGTATTTGGTGATAGTTTTGCCGCAGACCCAATTGGATGGGCTAGAATGCTGAAAGGCGAAGTAAGTAATTTTGCCGAAAACGGTATAGGTGAGTACAAAATTTACAAATCACTACAAACTTTTCTAAATTTTGACAAAGCAGTTGTATGCCATACGTCTCCATGGAGAGTTCATGCAAGGATACACCCTATACACAAAAATAATCCTACTAGACAAAATAATGATTTTATCTTGAATGATGTTGAATATTATAGTAAAATAAACAAGGACATGAAAGTTGTAAATGAATATTTAAAAAACTATTATGATCCCGAGTACCAAGACGATACTTACAATCTGTTTCTAAAACAGTTAATGAAGATACCAAACACTATACACATAACGTTCCATGACCCAGAAGATACAAAACAAATTACGCATAACTTTAATCACATATGGAAACAACATCCAGGAGACATAAATCATATGTCAGAGGATGGGAATAAAATTATGGCAGAAAAAATACAGGAACTATTATGAGTTACATAGACGCACTTTTTAAAAAGGACGAGGACAAGATATACGTTGTAGAACGTGATCCCAAGAAGGGTCGTGTATTTGTTGAGTATGACGCAAGATATGTGTTCTACTACGAGGACGCAAGGGGTAAACACAGATCGATGACCGGGGCACCTTTGCAGAGGGTACATTGTGCGACCAACAAAGAATTCATAAAAGAGCAACGTATAAGATCCAACAAACAACTGTATGAAAATGATATAAATCCTGTGTTCAGATGTTTGGAAGAAAATTATTTAGGTAAAGAAACTCCAAAACTAAATGTTATGTTTTTTGATATTGAAGTGGACTTCGATCCCGATCGAGGTTATTCAACAACAGATGATCCGTTCATGCCCATAACTGCCATAAGTTGTTATATGAGCTGGACGGACCAACTGGTCACATTCGCCGTGCCTCCCAAGACCATCAGCATGGACGATGCCAAAGAGCTCACAAAGAGATTTGACAACACAATGTTGTTCGAGAAAGAGAAAGACATGCTAGATGCATTCCTAGAACTAGTGCAAGACGCAGACATACTGTCGGGTTGGAACAGTGAGGGATATGATATTCCATACACTGTGGGTAGGATACAAAAAGTGTTGAGTTCGGACGACACAAGACGTCTTTGTTTTTGGGGTGAAAAACCTAGGAAGAGGGTGTTCGAGAAGTATGGCAGGGAACAGTTAAGTTTTGATCTTGTGGGTCGTGTACACTTGGACTTGTTGGAATTATACAGGAAATACACATATGAGGAAAGACACAGTTTCAGATTAGACGCAATAGGTGAACATGAGTTGGATGAGAGGAAAACAGTTTACGAAGGCTCGCTTGATAACTTATACAAAAATGACTTTGGATTGTTTATAGAATACAACAGGCAGGATACTGCACTGTTGGCCAAACTAGAGAAGAAATTGAAATTTATAGAACTTGCCAATGAGATCGCACACCAGAACACTGTACTACTACAAACAACAATGGGTGCAGTTGCAGTGACCGAACAGGCAATCGTAAATGAAACACACAGACGTGGAATGCAGGTACCGGGTAGGAAGTACAAGAAAGACGGTGAGGAAAATCAACCCGCGGCAGGAGCCCACGTGGCAACTCCGCAAAAAGGAATACACGATTGGATAGGGTCTGTTGACATAAACTCACTGTATCCAAGTGTTATTAGGGCCTTGAACATGGGACCTGAGACAATAATAGGCCAGATTAGGCCAGTAATTACTTCGGCGGAGATCAACAGAGCCAAACACGCAAAGAAATCATTTGCGGCGGCCTGGGATAGCCAGTTTGGTAGTTGGGAGTATCAAGCGGTCATGAATCATGAGAAGGGCACAGAGATAATAGTGGACTGGGAGGACAATACCAGTGTACGTATGAGTGCCGCACAACTTTACGAGATTGTTTTTGACGGAAACAACAAATGGATGTTGAGTGCAAACGGTACAATATTCACATACGAACACGAAGCAATCATTCCAGGATTGTTGAAACGTTGGTATGAGGAGAGACAGGACATGCAGAGGAAGATGCGTGACTGTGGAGATAATGAGATCGAACGAGAGTATTGGGACAAGAGACAGTTGGTCAAGAAGATTAACTTGAACAGTCTTTATGGTGCAATCCTGAACCCAGGTTGTAGATTCTTTGACATGAGGATTGGACAAAGTGTAACACTTACAGGCAGGTGTATCACAAAACATATGGCAAGTAAAGTCAATGAGATTGTTGCAGGCAAGTATGATCACAAAGGCGAGAGTGTTGTGTATGGAGACACAGACTCTGTCTACTTCTCGGCATACAAGACATTACAAAAAGAGATCAATGACGGTGTTATACCATGGACCAAAGATTCCGTTGTGGCACTGTATGACAGGATAGCAGATGAAGTCAACGGATCTTTCAAATCATTCATGACCAAGGCATTCCACACACCAAGCACACGTGGAGAAGTCATAGCGGCGGGCAGAGAACTTGTTGCATCAAAAGGATTGTTTATCACAAAGAAAAGATATGCTGTGTTGTACTATGACAAAGAAGGCAAACGTGCAGACGTCGACGGTAAGGATGGCAAGATGAAAGCGATGGGACTAGATCTTAAACGATCAGACACACCTGTTTTCGTACAGGACTTCTTGAGTGATCTACTATACATGGTCCTACAAGGCAAGGAAGAGAAAGAAGTACTAGAAAAAATCAGCGAATTCAGAGCAGAGTTTAAATCTAGACCAGGCTGGGAGAAAGGATCTCCCAAGAGAGCAAACAACATGACCAAGTACACAGCGGCAGAGGAAAAGGCCGGTAGAGCAAACATGCCAGGACACGTGAGAGCCAGTATGAATTGGAATAGATGTAGAGAGATGTACGGCGACAAGTACAGTATGCCAATAACAGATGGTGCTAAAGTGATAGTGTGTAAACTTAAAACTAATCCATTAGGCTATACGAGTATCGCATATCCTGTGGACGAGATGCGTATACCGGAGTGGTTCAAGGAACTGCCGTTTGACGGTGATGCCATGGAAGCAACGATACTGGATCAGAAGATAGACAACCTTATAGGTGTGCTGGATTGGGACGTACAATCAACAGAAACCAGTAACACGTTTAATAAACTGTTTGAATTCTAAATACTGTTATGTTAAGCATTGAAGAAATAAAATTACTGATAGAAAAACTAGAAAAAGTCAAGAAAGAGGACCTGCAGGCACTCATTGATAGTAACTTAAAGATACTAAAGGACTTGGAGTCGGCCGTTGACGCCAACAACAGTGAAATCATCGACCGCCTAGACAAGACAACGGAATGGTTCCAACGTGACCTTGATCAAAAAACAAAAACACCAACAGTTGACCCTGTCACAGAAAGGCAGGTGCAGAGCAAGATATTCCAGTTTGCGAGAACAAACATCTACAACAGCCTAGAGATAGGACCAGGCAACGGAATGTTCTCTATGGACTTTAGGACTTGGAGATTAAACTTCTTCGTAGACATACTAATTGATCGCGATAAAGTTATAAGGAAAAAATTCAACCCCAGGCACCACAAATACCTCAAGTTCTATAACACACGCAAAACAGATTGTTCAAACATTCCACAGAATAGTTGTAACTTTGTATTCAGTTGGGACACCTTTGTATTCTTCACACAACAGCATGTACAACAGTACCTGCACGACATCAAAAGGGTGCTGATCCCTGGTGGGTATTGTTTCATACAGTATGCCGACTGCCACTATGACCAAGAGCTAGACCTTGCCAAGAGAGGTTACTGGAACTACAATACCAAGACTGCAATGACACAGATTATCGAAGACGAAGGTTATCAGGTTGTAGAGATGAATCAGTTTCGCCCCGGCGCCAGTTATGCCATATTCCGTAACCCTGGTAAACAAAATCCAGTTCTTTACAATGTTTCTGAATTAACACTAGACTAAGACCTAAATATCCTATACAATAAGAACATTATGATAGACATCTTAAAAGACATCGTTAAACATACGCATGGACTGGGATTCTTGGATCTTGTTAAAATTACCGGAGACGATAAAGAAACATCAATTGACTCAATGGCAGAAGACAGATCCGTGATACTACAAGGGTCTTTCCACAAACCACAAACGGAGATGACAGGTACATTTGGTATGCCTCAAATGGGTAAACTAGATATACACTTGAAGTGTCCGGAGTACAAGGAGAAAGCAAACATAACTGTGTTGTCCGGTGAGAGAAACGGTGCAACCATTCCAACAGGAATCCATTTCGAGAATGAAAAGGGTGACTTCAAGAATGATTACAGATTTATGAATGCTGAGATTATCAATGAGAAACTTAAGACCGTGAAGTTCAAAGGTGTTAAGTGGGACGTTGAAATTGAACCAAGTGTGGCAAGTGTGCAAAGATTCAACTTCCAGGCAACAGCAAACACAGAACACAACTCATTCGTTGTGAGAACCGAGGATGGAAACTTGATTTTCACT